GTAGTTTTCAGTGAAAATATCTTCTATATTATCATTCTCTATTAGAATATAATTTTTATCGATATTAATCATTCTGTTAAATTCTTTGAAAATTCTATCATCATCTTTTGAAGCATTGGCTATATTTCCTGCCAACTCACTTACAGAATTTTTTCTTTCAATGCAAATCTCATCAGAAAAATATGTATTGATTGAGAAGCCCAGTTCAGGGCAGCTCTCAATCATAAAACAATAATCTCCTGTTTTTAATGCTCTCGATTTCCATTTAATATTATTTCTATCAAACCAGTCCGTTACCGTTTTATTGTTTTGTTCTCTTGTATCAACCAATATTACAAGATGTGATAGTAATTCTTTATAATTTTTCTCTGTGTAATACTGTTTCATCTACATCTCCTAACAAATTTGGTACTCAGAAATCCACCATTCCTGTTCATCCGTTTCTATCCACTCTCCATCCACCTTTTTCATCTTAGGCTTTTTATATTGAGCAGTAACTTTTACGATGTCTCCACGTCTTATAGGATTCTGCTTAAATACTTTTTTACTTACTTTTACAGGGATTGTATTACCATTGGCAAGAGCATATAGTTTAACTCTTGGAGAATAATCAACGTTAAGATCGGTTGCTACACAGTAACCGGCTAATTTCTTATCAACAATATCAACATATCCAAGATTTTCAATTTGATATGCGATTTTTGTTTTCATATCTGTTTTTTCATTCGGGATTTTCAGCAGTAAAATATTTAGAAGTTTTATACTGTCTAATTCCATAAATGTTTTCTGAGTCTCTTTACCTGAACATTTTCTCAATGCTTCAAAATCAAGTCCATATTCTAAGGCTTTATCCTTCTTCATTTGCTTCTTACCATAATACTTTGAAAACAAATCATTGCACATGAGAAGATAACGGATCCCACCAAACTCTTCAAAGAAGTCGAGTTTTATAAGAATTTCTAGCTTTCTACTATCCACTTTTAAATCAGATATTCTTGCAAGTAGATCAATAAAAGTATTAAACTTTTCATCTCTAATAGAATACAAATCGTTTGCTGCATCTTCATTTAGAAACTTCACAGAAGAGATTCCTTTATAAATACCATCTTTGTCACATGAATATTTGGCAACAGAATGTCTAAATTTTATACTGTGAATTGTGATCCCAAGTTGTTTTGCTAACTCTGTACCAAGCATGATATCATCCTCATTATTGGCATTGTTTAGATATGCAGTAATAAATTCTTTTGGATAATAATATCTAAGGTATGCACACATATAACCGATCATAGAATATCCAGTGGAATGATTGAAGCCAAATTGGTAATTAGAACTATCTTCAATTATTTTAAGGAATGCTTGTGCTTCTTTTTCTGCCACTTCTCTAGGCTGAGATGACATCTCACAATATCCTTCAAGAATAGATGGCAACGCAGCTTCTAGTCTATCTTTCTGTTTTCGACCTATTGCTCTACGAATGTTGTCAGCATCACTACCACTTAATCCACAAATATTAGTAAGAAACTTAATTGTATCTTCCTGGAAAATAAGAAATCCATGATTGTCTTCCAATAGTTTATCAATTAATTCTGATGGATTTTTATTTGGTTCATGAGCCAATAGCTTGTCTCTATACGATTCGCCAGAAGGTCTGATCGAAGCATTTACAAGAGATAGATCATTAACACAATGGCATTTGAACTTCTTCATTGAATCATAAGCAAATTTTGATTCAAATTGAAATATTCCAACTGGACTATCTGCAATATGCGACCAAACTTTTTCGTCGTTCCAATTTACTGTATGGGATTTCGGATACGGAATATGCGCTAACTCGCATGTATCCTTAATGATTTCAATATTTTTAAGACCAAGCAAATCGTATTTCACAAGAGAAACTTCATGTATTTCCTCCATATTAATGCTTAAGATACGCTTACCGTCTTTTGACCAAAATGTTCCATAATTATCAGGTAGTGTTACTGGACTTACAATAATACCTGCTGGATGCATTGACTGAGAAATCGCAGTACCTACAAGTCCATCAAAATAATAAAACAATTGGGGATATTGTTTTTCTTTTAAATCCTTCAAAGACTTTTCGTTATACTCAAGTTTATTTCTAAGCTCCTCCAAGTCTTTTATGCACTTTTCATTACTTTTATATCCCCCAATAGATTCAATTTTCTTAATCTTGTCATTGCAATCAGTAATACCATCGGTAAATAATGAATACTGAGCTTTTACTTGCTTGACATCTCCAAGTGGCATATTCAAAGCTCGTCCAATCTCATCAATAGTGCCTTTGTCAGAAATCGTACCGATAGCCAACACATAAGCCGTTTTATCAACGCCAAACTTTTCAATGATATGCTCATATACTAAATGTCTTTGTGATGGTGCAATATCCAAATCAATATCACCAATCTCTTTTCTATCCTCATTGGCAAATCGAGAGAATACCGTATTCCATACTACAGGGTTTACATCAATAATATCTGTTAAATATGCAATAGTTGAACCACCAACAGAACCTCTACAAAAACCAATTGGTATACCATTATCCCAACACCAACATACCAATTCTGACATGAAAAGCATAAATCCAACCATACCAATCTTCTTAAATACTCGAAGTTCTTCTTTTATATTTTCCTCATATCGTGGATCTGGTTGAATAATTCCTTTATCAAGCTTTTCATGATACATTCTATAGATACGCTCTACAAATACCTCTTCTTCATTGTCATAGAGAATCGGATATTTAAAAGCTGTATCTAATTCGTAATCTGTAACAGAATCAGCCATACGGTTAGTGTTCTCGATAGCTTCCAACACAACATTCATAGGTAAAGATCCTTGCTGTTTGAACATATCAACTAACTCGTCATACGATTTATATGTAAGGTCAAATTCATCTTCGTTTGAAAACTCAATATGTTTTGCTTTCTGAAGAATACTCCTGCACTCAGCCTTGTAACTATCAATACTATGTGTATCTGTTCCTGCTATTAAAGGCTTGTTATATTTTTTTGATGCTTCATAAAGCATTTTGTTATATCGAATCTGATCCATAGACTTAACATGCGGCTGAATTTCATAATAGTCATATGTTTTCATCAGTTTGTCATATACAATCTTTGCATTTTCCAATTCTGATTTTGCTTCTTCTATCTGTAAATCAAATGCATTATTGGATTTTTCAATACATTGTTCTACATATATTTCATAAAATGTGTTATGAATGATTGTACTATCTTCAATCCACTGATCTCTTGCAGCTTCTGAATTTAGTTCTGTATAAAGTCTTTTAGCTTCTATTTCTTTATTTTTTTCTAATTCAGCTATTTTTTCATCAACCAATTTACCAATAAAATTAGGATATTTACTCAATGGAGATGCAAGGCATGCAGAAATTTTAATGACATTATCAGAAATATTAAAAAATTCATCGAAAGTAATTCTTGGCTTATAGTACATATGGTCTGATTGTGTAGACAAGTCAACCAATATGTTTATTTCTTTTATACCTTCAAAATTCTTTGCTATAAGAATTGTATGGTAGTTATCTCTTTGTTTTGGTTCAAGTGCTGCTGTCAAATAAACCTCAACGCCATGTAGATATTTTAATCCTTTGCTATTTGCATACATTTTCTTCTCAATATTGTTGTAAATATTGCCATGCTCCGAAAAACAAATAGCCTTCTGTCCAAGTTCTACTGCTCTATCTACATATAATTTATAATTTGTACAACTATCTAGTAAAGAATCTTCTGTATGTAAATGATATACTGTATAGTTACTGATAATATCACCTCCTACTCATATGAGTCAGTTTCAGGGTTATACTGTCTATTGTCGATTTCATTCTTCTTGCTTGTTGGCTGCGGTTTATATTCACATGCATGATTTCGCTGACCACAAAGATAATTGCAGTAATAATAGTCAGGATTAGGTCTCCACTCTTTTTCTTTTTCGATCAACTCAAGAGTATCCTTCGCCCATTGAATAGCTTCTTCATACTCTTCTTGTACCCATGGAATCTCAATCCATTTTTGGTCTTTGAACATATTCCATCTCAACTTAGACACAGAACCATATTCTTTTAAAATTGGGATGCTATATAAATAGAGCTGCCTTTTGAATTCTAAGAAATGTTGCTGATCTGATTTACTGATCTTACCGTTTTTAAGAATTTTAATACTTGCTGATTTATGATCTATGATAATAATTTCGCCGGTGTCTTTATCTTTTACAAGTAAATCTATGTATCCAACAAAATCCTTGTCATTAATTTTAAATTCTACCTTCTTCTCAACTCCAAGAATTTCATATTTTTCTAAATCAAGATCTATATTATCAAGGTAATCAATACCTTTGTCATAATATGATTGCCTAATATTCACGAATTTATTAGGTGGAGCATCATGAGGAACGTCTTCATCAAAATGATCCTCATAATACTCATTTAATTCAAATAATGAAAGTTCTCCTTTTTCATACTTTTCAAGTATTTTATGAATCAGCGAGCCATATTCACCAAAAAATCCATTTTCAGATTTATTACATTCTACATAGTGCAAGAACCATTCATACGCACAGTTATAATATGAATTCAACCTTGAGAACGACCACTGCATTGTTCCAAGCAAAAAATCTAATTCTTCATCCATCATAATAATAATTCTCCTTATTTCAAATAAGAATATTCGCCAAATAATTCATTCTCAGCAATTCTTCTGGCCTTTACTGCATCATCAAAGTTTTCGAAAATACCAAGTGGATATTCAATATTATCTTTCATAATTCTTGCATTCCATTTCCCACAGGAACTTAAAAAATTAACACCTGTTACACCTGATTTGTTTGTGGAAATTGGTTCCCTATTGATCACATTATCTCCACGGTTAGCTTCCCTTAAATTTGATTTACGATTATCATATTTGCATCTATTTATATGATCAATATCTCTTAAATTCTTTTCTCCATATATGAGATTATGCATAAACAAACTATGAGTATCATCAATATGTGTTCTTATATATCCAACTTCTGTTTTATACCATGAGTAATCTTTTATTTTATCGTAATCTTCTTTGTCAAATAAAAAATATCCATCATTTTTACAATAACCAATGCCATATTCATAGGTATATAAATCATAACAATTTTTCTTCAAACACATATCACAAGCAATAGTTTTACCACTAATAAGTCTTTGTCTATTCACAGTTATGATATTTCCACAATCACATTTACAACCATTAATATATTTAATCCGCCCATTTGGATATCTTGTCTTTTCTTCATTGATTACAGTTAGCATTCCAAATCGTTGCCCTATAATATTGTGTTTGTATGATTTATCTTTGTGCTTAAAAACACAACCGCAATCAGAAATCGTGCCATCATTCAATAGGTCGCCTCTAACAATTTTACTTCCACCACAATCACAATTACACTTCCAAAACGTTCTATGATTATCAATTTTATAAAGAGATTCAACTACCAACTTGCCGAATCTCTTGCCAATTAAATTATTTATTGGTCTACTTATCTGGAAACACCTCTTCTCCCTTATCTATATATGGTAATTTACTTGTATAAAATTTATCATCCCATGCAAATTGTTTATCATATTCCAAGTAATCTGTATAAAATCTTCTTGAAACTAAGTCATACCATAATCCAATTTGAATATCTGATTTGCCAAACATCCTGTCTTTCATAACTGTCAGAACGACATCAAAATTTTTCCACTTGCATTTAACATCTTCTTTTTCTTTTTTAGACACCCTTCTCAGTCCAATTGATCTCATGGCTAGATTAATAATATTAGAACTACCTGCAATATCATACATTTCAATATCCGAATTACTGTCTTGGGTTTTTCTTGGATGTGCAATAAGAACAACTGCAACATTGAATTTAACAGCAAATTTTATTAGAAGATTAATAAGATTGGTTTGAGCCGTATTTTTATCACTTTCATTGCACTTCAAATCTATCATCATTAGATTGTCAAGAACAATCAATTTACATCCGAATTTTCTAACGCACTCTTCAGCAGATTTTAAAACGGCTTCAAAATCATTTGATTCATCATCTTTATAAATAAATAGTTTCTTATTATAAAAACTTTGCATTTTCTTTTGTATTTCATATGGTACAACATAATACTTCTTACCGTTATTACTTTGTTTTTCAACCATGTTTCTTCTGCCAGCTATAATAGTATTGAACCAATTAGCAGATAAACGTTCAGGGAGTTCTTTAGAGTACAGGAAGACAGGACTTCCATTATCGATGGTTTCCGCAATGGTTTGATCTATTAATGATGTTTTGCCCGATCCTGGTCGTCCAGATAAAATTGTAAGTGTTCCATAAAACAATTTTATAAGTTCATCGTCTAACGGCTTGATGCCTGTTTTCACACCATCCATTTGAGAAATGTCTAGTTCTTCAATTTCGGAATAGTCCACAACACTTTTTACTGGAACATCTTTTGCACTTGAAATAAGATCCATTACGAATGTTTTACCACCAACTTGTAAACAATCATTAATATCCTTTAACGGCACTTTTTTGCCGTTTTCTTTTTCATAAAATTCAGGCGTAGATATATATTTTGTTCGCCATGTTCCCAAACGATAAATACATTCTTTTCTCATCTTGATACCGGCTTCATCATTATCAGACCAGATAATAATAGAATCAAAGCTATTTAACCATTCCCAGTTTTCTTCTATCCAATGTAAATTACCGGCTCCCAAAGGTACGCTTACAGTATTAATATATCCTGCTTCTATTGCACTGGCACAATCTGTTTCTCCCTCTGTTATCAATAACGGCTTCGATGTATTAACACGGTTCATGTTAAATAGTATTGCAGATGTATCAGCATCTTTTTGGCACCATGTTTTAGGTTGTCCAGAATGCTTTTCAATCGTTCTTGCAGGTCGATACTTAACCATGGTTAATACATCATTAGTATCATAAAAATTAAATACTCCATTTCCGTGTGAGTCCTCTCGAATGTCAAGGTAATCAATTACATTTTTTGAAATTCCACGCTTTCCCCAGTATTCAATAACATGATGTTTATCATTTAGAGGTTCTTCATGAGGATACCGATAATTATGACGAGTCTTAACATCTTTTTCACCGAAACTATATTCAATGCCAGCTTTATCAAACAAATATTTTGATGCTTCTAAAAATGTATTTCCCTTTTCCATCAACACATCAATGATATCAACCGTTTTATTGCAGCCAAAACAATGCATTGAATGGCTCTTTTTATTATATATAAAACTTGGCGTATCCTCGCTATGATAAGGGCAACAAGCTTTTAGATTTTTTTCATCAAAACTATCCAGTTCAAGCAATTCTGCCATTAAAAATGCATTATCATCACCAAGTTTATCTTTTGCTTTTTCAATGTCGCTTTTCTCGATCAGCATCTATCCACCGCCTATACTCTAAATTCTTTTTCCCAAAACATTTTTCTGATTCCATACAAAACCTGAACTGGTTTCGATGAATAATACAACCTAGAATTCTCAATACTTTTTTTTACAAATTCCACAGGAACTTTATTCTTAAATACCAATGTATTTATAATTCTACACACAATAGGAAACTGTGTTTTATCTTCTATGTAGCTCATATAAGTGTTCACGCAATCACTTATCTCTTGTTTCATTCCAGCGCAATCCCAGTGATAGTGTTTATTGCTAATCACCACGGATTCCGAGGCTTTAACCTTTTCTCCGTGGTGTAAACAATTTTTACCATATGCGCAGACATATTCTCTTTCTTTTTTATCTGCCATATTGATTTACCTCTTTTTAATTGAAGGGAAGCTCTTCATCGATGCCATCAGGGATATTCATAAAACCATCACCAGTAGACGCTGTTTTAGGTGCAGTAGAATTGTTATTACCGTCTGAAGCAGTTTTACTTTCTGCAAATTCTACCTGTTCTACTACTACATCAGTTGTATAAACCTTCTGACCATCCTTATTCGTATAAGAACCAGTCTGAATTCTACCTTCTACAGCGAACTTAGTTCCCTTGTGACCATATCTCTCGATAAACTCACCAGTCTTACCAAACGCTACACAGTTAATAAAATCAGCATCCGGCTCGCCATCACGCTTAAATCTTCTATCTACTGCAATGGAAAAACGAGCGATCGCTGTTGCGGTAGCTCCCTGAGAATATCTCACCTCAGGATCTCTGGTTAATCTTCCAATCAAAATCACTTTGTTCATGTATTTTATCCTCCTAAATTAAGCCTGTACCGGCTGAATATCCTTAATTTTTGCTAAACAATCTTTTGCTTTCTGAAGTTCTCTGATTGCATTGGGGTTTCCGCTAGGAACAAACTCCTTTAAGGCTGACATCAAAGCTTCATTCTTTGTGCCTCCGAGCTGAGTGCAAAGAGAAATAATTTCCTTCTTAATAGCAGAAATATCTTCTTCAGCTGCTTCCGCCTTCGTAGGTTCAGCTTCAGGTGTTCTTACAACTGGCGTATAACCTTCACCAGAATTAGCCCACTGCATAATCTTCTTACCATGATTCTCTGTCAGTAAAGTCGCTCCTTCATGCTCAAAAATATGAGTGTTATCCTTCTGAACTTCAGCACAATTAGTCTTCTGATCAATCAAGAATGTACAAGTAAATTCATACTCAAATCCATCTCTCTGCTTTGCACCTACACCCAACTTCTGCACAGAAGTCTTACCTCTGTCGTCCTTGCTGACTTCATACTGATCCTTACCTCTCATCGTGGCAATGATATGAATAGGGGAGTCTGCAATCGCATTGATAAATTTGTTATGTCTCGGAGTGACTTTACCCCATGCCTGATATGTACCACCAGCTTGCTGCTGTAATTCCAAACATCCTCCCTTTCCTTCCCATTCATGAGAGGAAGAGTCGATAATCAGAATGTCGTAGCCTTCTGCTACTGCAAACTCAATCAATTCAACATACTTCTCAGGATTATGAGGAGCATCAATATCTACAATGTCATAATCAAATTCGTTAGCATAATAATAACCACGCTTCTGCTCAGTATTTGCTAACAGAATCTTTGCATCTTTGCCAGTCTCATTCTTGATTTCTTCCTTCATACCGGTTGCTAGACGTAACGCACCATATGTCTTTCCACCACCAGACGGAGCCATTAAAGCAACCTTTACATAAATCTTCTCTCTTTTAGCTTTCTTTACTTGAAAACCCATTAATAAATCCTCCTTAAAATATATAAAATAAAATATAGAACTATCTATTTAAACGCCCAAATTGGACGGAACATAGAAAATAAATTTATGATAAATCTATCCTCAACAGTGATTTTTGAGTATAAAAACCCAAGGGTATGCTGTTCTTCCACCCAAATATGAATGCTTTCCGCATTTATTCTCTTTTTGTCACGGATTTTATATATTATTCGTGACATTTTATTTTGGATTTTTTGAACTGAATTGTTCAAGACTGATTAGATATTATCTAAGATATTTCCTGTTACTTCGTACATTTCCAAATCACTTAATTCACACCATGATTCGAAGTTATCTCTCTGAACATACCAACCAACATTCATTCCGAGAAATTCATTCTCACCATTTCCATAAGATACTACATTATATAATTCTCCGTTTAGAATGTCGTTTTCAAAGATTAACTTACCATTCTTATCATGGCTACCAGTACATCTACACAATGTCTTTGGATCTACTTCTTCAAAACCATCGGTTTCACCATGAGAATAGAATACTGTTGCTGGTTCAAATATTATATGAATTTCTTTACCATACATATCTAAACCTTTTACATAATATCCACAAACCCATTGACCACTACTAATGCTCTTTGCTTTACATAGCTGCGTATCCATTTCTCACCTCCTCAAAATGTTATTCTCTTACCATCTTGGGAATTTTCCATTATGTTCTAATCTGATTTTATTAAGCATATCAGCCAATCCAAGCATAAGAGTTTCAATTTCTTCTACACTATCAAAATCATAAAACTCTTTTGTGCAAATCCCACGTTTTGTACCAGTTGATAGTCCATATTTTGTGCCATCAACTAATCTATATGTAAAAATAATTTCTGCATCTTTGCTATCTTTCTGCATTGATATTCACCTCCTCGAAATCCGAATGAAACAGTGATTTACTGTAACTGCTTCACTTACTTATTCTCTATTCGATTTTCATTTTTATTGGAAATTGTGACTTGAATAAGCCATAGATTATAAAACAATTCTATATGCAAATTTCTTCGTAATAAAACCTGATGGATGTAAGGCCATACAAGATAAATGAATGTCATCATATATCAAATCTGTCATTGTGCAATTCGATAAGACACTGTTGCCAGGCATAGTCTTTGACTTGAAATAAACAGCTTCGCCATTGTATTCTTCAAATGCTTTGCAGTATGTATCCCAATCTTCAACTTCAACAATTCGTGACTGATGATCTCTTATGATATTATCTTTATCAATACTCAAATTTGTCTCAATTACTTGAATCACATTTCTCACCTCAAACTATATATTCTCTGTTTTCTTTCTTCTCATTACTAATTCAAACTCTGTGCTAGGATATGTAATCTGATATTCTTCTTTCTTACCTTCAGAGTCTTCCATATTACCCATAAACCATTCATATACAGCAGCTATCGCATCATCCGTAACATCTATTTTCTGTCCAACCCACATATGTTTTTCTGTATCCTGTGTTCCATAGTAGATTGTATTTGTTATTGGACTTACACCAAAACCTTTCTTTTTCGCCATTTATTTTTCTCCTTACTGCAACATTTCTGGATAAAAGTCATACAAATAATCTCCAAAATCTCCACTTCTCTCTGAACCTGTTTGACTCTGCCAAAAATGTTTCCACTCTTTACCTCTCTCAGTCTGAACAAACTGTTCATATTTAGGTCTTAAAGCTTCTATATCTTTACAAATATCACTCATTCTATGATTCTCCTTTAAAATTGCACCAAGAAATGTCCAGTTTCCTTCGATTATAAATCAACGCCTTCCATTACTGCTCTTGCTTCCAGAACCGCAATATAATCAACCATAGCCTTAATTTGCATATTATATGTGCTTCTTGGACAAGTT